GTGACGCCATTGCTAAGCGCATTTCCCGCGTGATTGGTATGGGTGATTACCAAACTAACGTTGACGACGTTCGAGTTAACTCACTGTTCAAAGGTGGACGCGGTGCCGGTGGCGGTAATTTTCCTTCTTTCGCGACATCGCATGACTCAGTACGTATCCGGCATCGTGAATATTTGCTTGACATCTTGACTCCAGCTGTATGTGGTGGGTTTACTATACAAGCGCTCACAGTCAACGCCGGTAGTGCTGTTACATTCCCGTATTTGTACGCCATCGCACAACGGTTTGAGCAGTACCGTTTTCACGGACTTATTTTTGAGTTTGTTCCCACTACTAGTCCGTATAATAGTGCCGGTGCAATGGGCAACAACATTTTCTCCTGTGATTATAACTCAACCAACCTTCCCTTTTCCAGTAAGGTTGAGATGGAGAATTCGAACAATAGCATATCTGCCAGGTTCGACAAAGGGCTATTGTACGGAGTTGAGTGTGCCACCCAGGCCCAAAATTGGTATTATGTGCGCAACGACACGGATGCAAGCACACCTGTTAACTTGACCGACTTATGTGACTTTTATTATGCCATGCAAACGGCCAGCACATTCCCTGCCAACTCAGTGGTGGGTGAGTTGTGGGTGACCTATGACGTTGAGTTGTGTAAGCCGTTTTACAACCAGAGTCCAGATGGTTATGCTCGGTATACAATCGCTGTCGCTCCTCCGGGTGGGGGGTCGGTGGTTACCGCTCCGCTGTCCGTTGTCGGCCCCACGGTTAATGTTACTGGCGCCTTGTCGTCGCCTGTGGGTAGAGGTTCTTTGATTCTCACCGCAAATCGCGAGACTACCCTCAACCTTTTCACACCGTATCTTGCATATTCCAGTCCATATGGTACTGGTGCGTCCGCAGTCAACCTCTTTAATTTGCGTGTAGGTGATGTGGCGCGAATTGAGATTACACAGTCATTCACTTTCCCGACGGGCGCCTCTATCCCGGCCACACCAATTTACGTGTTTACTAACTTGAGTAGCACTGCAAATGCGCCCAACGACAACGTTTGGGTCTCTCCCACTCCGTACACTTATGCTGGCCTTTCGAACACGACCCCAGTATATTTATTGCAATCTGGCTTCTTGAATGCCGTAGCTGGTACATCTTCCGGTGGACAGACTCCTGGGTTGTTGATCGCCGTGTACTATGTTACTGTGCGTAAGAATACCCCGGGGAATCGTCCAATTGTGTATTTTGTGCCAAGCACGGTTCCTGGGCTGATTGTCAATAATTACGCCTGTAACATGGTCGTGCAGGTAGCCGGCCGTCAGGGCCAGGATTTTTAGTGCATTACATTGTTATAGACTGTGTGGTCTTGTGCCCAGTCGTCACGTGTCTAGCAGACACAAATTATATGGTTGATGTTATCGGTGTACGGCCACTTTCACTTGTTGCGCCTAGCTCAGGTGCCTCTGATGTGGAGGAGGTCGGTGGGTGGTCGTTCGATCCAGTTCCGTGGCCAGAGTCACCTGTGCTGACTCCTGCTAAGAACATTCGAGCGCCCATTTACGGTCCGTCAAGGAGGAAGGGTGGCCGTAGACGTGTCAAGTTTGTGCAGGTGCATGTTATTGGCCCGGGTGTCCGTATCACTCCCACAGTTGTTGCATTTGGCCCCGGGTATTCCAGTGATAACTCCGGTGATGGTCCGCAATTCGTGTCTTATGGTAGGCAGAAATTTTACATGGTTATTTGGTTGTTGATTTTATTTTTGACTTCTGCTACCGCCACGAATCAGACAAAAACTTTGGCGTCACACATCGTTGATGGGCGTCCACAACAATCTATCCGTCACCCACCTTTGCAGGGTTTTGAGGGCACTTGCGAGATGGTTTCAATGATTAGTGCGAATTTGATCGTCTTTACCCTTTTAGGCATGCTCACTGGTTCTTTTAAACTTATCCAGCTTTGGTTTCCAATTTCTGGTTTCCGGAGTGCAATTGTGAGCGCATTCCACAGTTTTCTCGGTATGTCGTTGCTTATATGGTATACCATCTTGCGACCCGGCCGTCGTGTCGGTTTACGAATAGCCGATGCTCGGAAAGTCCAGAGGGCATTTGTGTGCTTCTGTCTTCTCGCTATAGAGATGATTATCGTCTCATGCATTGTGCTGGTTTTGTGGACCGCCATTTCTTATTTGTGGGCTTTCCTAGTCACCTCCATTCGCACGTATTACGAAGTTCGGGTTGTATCTAAGTTACTGTGTACCCATTATTCGCACAGCATGTTCGGTCCTGCCTACTCCAGCGATAATGCTGGTGATGGCCCACCTAAGGGTACTGGCGGCGGGGGACAGCGGCGGAACAACCTTAACCGGCGCGGAACCGGAGGTAAGAGTAAATTGAAAGGGCCTCCTTTGCCACCGTTACCGTCAGACACACCAGTTTCATCCGGCGACGTTTTAGCCTCACCGGTCGATTCTGATGTTGTTACTCAACCTGCTGAGCCGGACGTATACGCACCAGAGATCGGTAAGGCTCGCATATATGCTACCGCCACCGATACATACTTGGCCAGCACGGTTAATATGGCCCGCCATCGCGCGATATGTCAACTTGCATTGCTTTCATCCTTTTTGCACGCCTTGGTGACTTTTATTTTCAAGTTCCGAACCTCTAGGTTGTACTTTCCGATTTCGCTCGTGTGTAAAGTCCTCCACTATTTCTTTTCCGGGATCAATTTGCTCGTGAATGAGTTTTGGTCCGTGTCCCAGTCATTGAATATTTTCATTGACGCTCTACAATTCTTGGGCCGCTTTGGTCAAGCCGATGATATTGGTGATGAGGGATTGGAAGGTGACTTGCACAGCGAGATCGATCAGTACCGCGCTGAAATCGCAGAGTTACTCCGTACTTTCACGTTGTCTTACCAGGAAGCTGCTGTTGGTTGTGTGCTCACTGCTGAGGCTGAACACAACGTTAAGACACGTGAGACGTGGGAGTATATTTACGATGGTGATGGAATAGTTGAAGATTGCGGGCAGATTAATTTGGTGGCCCTCAATGGTTTTATCATGGCAGCTGAATGCGAATACGATAAACTTTTGTATAGGAAGTTCGCTGAGCAACACTTCGGTGCTACATCAAATCTGCAGACATATAAAACACTCATGTGGACTGCAGCCCGCCATTGTACTGACCAGGAGTATCTTGATAAATTTATGGTTTCCACATGTATTAAATTCATGAATGATAACCAGTTCAAGATTTATCAGGGCATTCATGCTGTGGGGAAAAAGGAGTTGATCCTCTCTATATGACGGTTTCCGAGCACCATGTATGGTGCTCACGCCATGCCGGTGTGTAGATTCCGTCCAAGTGAGATTGATTTCGAATTGCCTGGTTACCGAGACAACAAGCGGTTTGTGCTTCTAAGTAAGTCACATGATGTAAAAATTGTAGATAATTTGCCCCACTTTCCTCCTCTTACCGCCCCAGTAGAAGTCGTCGACCCGTTTTACCGTACTTGTTATGGCCCTACCTTTGTGCACAATGGGCTTATATTTGCACGGACTAATCGGTGTCTGACGTATGCTGCTACGCGGTTACTTGGAGCACGTAAAGACTGCAATGGCAACACGCATGAGGATTTGTGTGCCGCGCAGAAAGAGTTTATTACTCGACACAAGAAAATCTTGACTGACTATGGACACATTTTATGTCAGCACATTGAGGAGAAATATGACAATCTTGTGGATTCCGTGGTGCGTCTTGTAAGAGAGCCCCACCCAAAACGCAAGTTGCGGATCGCTGCATTCCGGGAATTGCTTGAGACCAACAACATTTCATCCGAGGTGTGGTTTCGTGAGGTCCTCGGAAATGTCAAAAGCGAAGAATGGGCTAAACCTTTGAAATATCCAAGACTTGTTAACGACTTGACCACGGCAGCGTCGTTATTAGGCGCTAGCGCAACACACATTATGAAAGACTGCATGGCTGCGAAGCCTTTATGGCACAACGGTGGGGTCGCGATTTTCGTGTCCTCACCGAACCATGCAGTTTTGACCAGTGTGTTCGACTTGCTGATCAACGCACCGCATCCCGTTTTCATTTACTTCTCTGATGATGCATGTTTCGCTACCACTATTAATGGAAAGCGATTAATGTGCAATCTAGATATTAGTACTTGTGATGGCTCACATACAAATTCTCTATTCCAAACCCTCACCATGGTCACCCGTGGAAAAGTTCGGCAGTTGATGAGGCGACTGATCCAGCAGTGTAAACAACCCTTGAAGCTTAAGACTCGAAAAGGGCGGCACACTGCGAAATACCGGCCTCGTGAGCCGGTGCTCTATAGCGGGAGCACACTGACTACATTAGTGAATAATATGGCCAACCTATGCATTTTTATCTCCGTAATGGAGACTCGCATTGGGGAAGTTGGCGATATTGTCAGTGCCGCTGCTCGGGCTGGGTATAACGTTACTTGTGACGTGTGCCACTGTCCAGAGAAATTGCAATTTTTGAAACATTCTCCATGTTCTTTTAACGGTCACTACCGACCTGTTCTCAATGCCGGAGTAATTTTACGACTATCCGGCGTTTGCAAACGCGATCTTCCTGGTCGCAAAAAAGAGAGCATGATGTTACGGGCCAATCGATTTCAACGCTCGCTGATGAATTGTTTCAAAAACTCCCCTCGCCATCCATTGATCGATGCTTTAACACCCACCGATTCTACTGAAGTCATACATGATTTTAAATCTGGCCACTACATTCTTGACCACACTGTGTCCGATATTGTCTTCGACGTTCCTATTGAGCATTTCTCTAGGCGTTACGACATAACCGCACACGATTATGAAGAATTGTGTAATTATAGCAGATTTGGCTTCGGTTACTTTATTCGGTGTCGCGCCTCCCACGCGATGTTGAAGCTGGACTATGGGTTAGATGCCGTCCGCACAACCATCTAACTTGGCACCCCCGTTTACAACAGCAGTCCTCCCGGCTCCCGCTGTTCAGG